CGTCAGGCCAACGCCTACGCCACCTAAATTGCTGAGTGATGTAGACGCACTCGCTACGTCTGATAGATTATCTGAAGAAGTAAGATCACCATCACCAGCTGGGCCTTGAGAACCTGTTGAACCTGTAGAGCCTGTGTTTCCTGTGGCTCCTTTGTCTCCTGTACGTACAAACTGAAGGTTAATAATATCTCCATCTGTAAAAGAACCAGCACTGGTAACATGAGTAACGGCTATCTTACTATATGTAGAAGCTGATGTAACTACACCAGTTATATTAAAGGTAGCAAAAATAGCAGCATTTGATGCTTTAACAAAAGTAATAGTACCTCTTAAACTTGTATTCGTACTATTATCCCATGTATCTACCTGACTATTTATACTGGTTCCAGCAGCATTGTCTACATCATCTATATACAAAACACTGGCAGATGCCACAGTTCCGTTGTTTAACCATACCTTACCCGCACCCTGATCTGAATCAGTAGTGGTACTTTCCCATAGCATTTGTAGACTAGCTGGGTTACTACCTTTGTCACCTGTTCTGGTAAAGTGTACTGATACTGCATCAGTGTCAGCCAGTGTACCGTCACCACTCATATAGTTTACAGGTATTTTTGTATAGCCTGAAGCGTCTGTTACAGCTCCATCAATTTCAAAGACAGCGTAGTTAACAGCAGAAGCTTTTTGTACAACATAGATATATCCACGCGAACCTGTGTTAGTAGAGTTATCCCATGTTTGTACAAAGGTTGAGATAGCCCCACCACCTGAATCAAGATCATCTAAATAAATAATTGTAGCTGAGGCTACTGCAGCATTAAACCATACCTTACCGTTGCCTTGATCAGAGTCAGTCTGGGTAGTCTCCATAGTCATACTTAGACCGGGGACTTGCCCTGTGGCTGCAGTAAGCTGAGCAAGGTTAACACCTTGTGTTGCTGATGTACCTGCTGCTACGTTAAGCAGTTTGTTAGAGTTCATGTCAATATCAGCAGACATTGTGTTAGGTGATGTGCCGTCTCTGGAAAGAGTGTTCTCTATAGCTGTTTCTGTTAAGGCTCCATTAGCGTTAATAGTATTAACTGCAGAGGTTTCATTACTACTTAATTGAGTTAAATTAGCGTGAGTTAATTTTGCCATTATTCAACATCCAATACAAATGTAATACTTACATCTACAGTATTAGTAGAACCACCGTTTGATATAACTTCAATAACTTGACCAGCTGTTACTGTATTAGAGCCTGAAGGTGTAGAAGTATCTAAGTCACCAGCTGCTGAACTTGCTTGAGTAATTGTAATATTTCCTGATGCTATTGCTTGTCCTGCTATTTCAAATGAAATAACTGCATTGGCTGTACCAAGGGCTCCACCAAGTGCTGTGTAGATTGTTTTAATTTTTCCTGCCAGAGGAGCTGCAACCCATTGCGAAGTAGCTGTAGAAACATCTTTAAATTTATAAGTAAAGGCTGTAAGATTTTTATTTTTTAATGAAGCATCTATTTGAGACTTAGATATTTTCTGCCAAGTGCCTGAGCCGCTTCCATTAGCCACATAGACATTACTGGCTGAAGCTCCTGCTACACCCTTCGGCTCATGTAGTGCCGTAGTTGTTAAGTCTTTGTGGTTTACTGTCATTTTATTTCCTTAACGTAAAGAAAGGAGGAGGCTGCTTAACCCCCTCCAACTTTATTTAGACACGATACTTAATAACCAAGTCAGCTTTACCAGCCGTGAAGGCTGCTGTAGCATAGAGACCTGAGACAAACACCGGACGGCCACCAGTACCTGCAATAGCTGCAGTACCAGTACCAACCAATGCACCATCACAGGCAACATGGTCACCTATAGCATCAAGTGCTGTTTTAGCAATAGTAGCATCAATACCATCTTCATCAACAACGGAGAACGTTCCATCTCCATCATCATGATACAAACCCAAAGTAAGGGTTCCAGAACCACCAGATGTAAACGCTTCAGTAACATACAAAGTTGCACTGATAAGATGCGCTCCCGTAGGGATACCTGCTAGTGGATGGGTAGCTAGTGGTGCTCCAGCAGATGCTAAGTCAACTCCTACGACTTTGACCTGTAAAACACTTTCGTCACCCATAGTAGAGATGACGCCTTCTTTAGCAGCACCTCCTTTTTCAAGACCAAAACGAATGTTCAGGCCATCACTATTCGTGTAAAATTCATTAGCACTCATAATATAACCCTCCCTTATACTTGATCTGTGTCGGTGAGAACGCAAACAAGGTTCTCAGGACGATAAAGAGCAACACCGTAACGAGCAGTAGTAACGTACTCTTCACGCTGATAGTCTTTGTTATACTCACTGTCAACCTGTGGCATCTGACGCCATGCACCTACGAAGGGCAGAACGCTAGAGTCAGCAGAGAAGAACATGTTAGCTTTACCAGCAGCTGTTGTTGGTCCTGCACCACCGATTTGCTCATTTGCATCAGCAAGATAGTTACTAGTATAGACATCAAAGCCGTAGATGTTGGCTAAGAAACTCATACCAGAAGCGATACCAGAAGTAATAACACCTTCCCAACGTGGGTTGTTACTAACGTTTGTTATGTTAGTAATAGTGTTCATCTCAAACTCAACAGAAGGATCAACAATAGCAATCAAGTTCCGGTCTGGAACGTTAGCCTTCTTAAGAGCAAAGCGAGCTTTAGCAAAGTCAGCTACAGTAATAACTTCGTTTGTACCTGTTCCAACAAAACGATGTGATGCACCGTTAATGGAGTTAGTATTAGAAGCAGTCTGTGAAGCAGACAAAGCCATAATATCGGTCTCAAGCGTTTCCATAATAGAACGGGCTTGCTTGGGAACAAAAGAACTAACCAGCTGATTCATGTAATACATGTCTTGCTTAGCTTTGTTCGTGATGTAATGACCGCTTGACTTGTACTTGTTAACCGTGAACTGGAAATTACCAGTATCAAGAGCACGATATTGTACAGAGTCGTTTTCAGAATAGTCATCAGTCTGTGCCTGACCAATAGAAGGAATGTTGAACGTGGTCCCCTCAGGGAACTCATTCATCCAGTTTACATAACCTTGTCCCTGAAGCTCATCTTCAAGGACTTCCTTCAATTGACTGGACCAGATCTCTGAACGAATCAGATGACCTGAATTACCAGTATCCATCATAATAATATCTCCTTAATGTTAGTTTCCAAATGATTCACCTTGATCTTGTTTTGCTTTTAACAGACGTATCTGAGTTTCAGGTTTCCAGTACATCTTAGGATTCTCTTTACGCATAACTTCGTAGTCTTGCCAAGAGTTTCCTGAGTTGTCTTTAGACATTGTACTCGACATGTCAACTGTACCTTGGGTCATACTAGGTGTAGCTGTTTTCTGATTAGACAATCCAAGAACGTTAAAGAAAGCTTTAGGGGATTTAGCTGCTGCGTCTTTCAGGAAATCTACAGAGACCTCATTTTCTTTGGCCTTCTGAAGCATAACTTCTTGGGCTCGATCCCCAAAGAGTTCCTTCATCTTCTGATCAACAATTAAAATGTTTTGTTCAGAGGTCTCCTGAACACCCATCTGCTTAACAGTATCTTTGACTAGGCTGGCGATATCATCTTGTCCTAACGAAGGAGTGGTATTCCCCTCTGCAGGTGTGTTAGATGAGGAAAGTTGTGCTTCCCTTTCCTTCCTAATCTCTTCAAGAAGGTCTTGAGCTGAGAGTCTTTGGTCTAGGTCAGACCGGAGTTCAGCTTGTTCCTTCTTCAGTTGTTCGATAAAGATGTCTGCTTCTGCTTTGCCTTTTGCAAGATCTTCTACAGTTGCAAACTTCTTTCCTTCACCGACCAATTCCTCAACAGACCCTGTGGTCTGCGTACTTGCTGGGGGATTGGTCCCTTCTTCAAAGATGTCACTCATAATTGGATGGTCTCCTTTAAGTGTTTGTAAGCCCTGATCTGGCCTAGGCGGTCTGCCTGATAGTGCGCCCAACTGGGCTTATCATAGTCTTCGTCTTTTATTGTCTCAAGTTTATTAAGTTTACTATTAATTATCTTTTCCAGAATCTCTAGTAAACCTGTAGAGTTTCTGATGTATGCTTCAAACTTATCTTTCTCTTCTTTAGTCTTAAGGTGTTGGGTCCATTCTGTGCTGAGTCTCTTGGTCCGACTCATTAGTGTTCTCCTAGGTTAAAGTTTAAAGCATTTCTTCTTCTAACATTTCTTCTTCTGGCATAGAACCGGGGACTGTAGCTCTTTCTTCATTAAGCTGTTGAGACCCTGTGTCTATAAGCCGTTGAGTTTCAAGTTGTTCAGCAACTCTAATGTTAGGAGATACTAAACCAAACTTTTCAATGTCAAGAAGTTCTTCAATAACCTGAGCTAACGCTGTTCCACTAAAGTGAGTGTTAACTGTGGGATCTCTAAAGAGTGCTGAGTTGGCTAAAGCGTTAAGGTTTTGGAACTGGTTAGCTTTCGCTGCAAAATGCCTAGCTCCCACAGGACGTAGCTTACCTCTACTGGCAAGATCCTCTGGAGTAATTGTTTCAAATAACGCAGCACCAAACTCATCATCCACCACCCTGACCACATCAGAGATCTCCATATTTCTACGAGCCAACTCAAGCATATCATTAATCAAAGGCTCTAGGAAGTTACGTTCAAAGTAGGTGATCTTAGATTGAAAGATTCTGGACGAGGCGTTGTCTAAAGTCTGTACCTCAAACTTAGTTTTCTCACCGGGAGTACGGATACCCATAGCTTGCTTAGGTGCGCCTACCATGTCTTCCATCTTAGCTTCAAGGCGATCAATCTGCATGTCTGCATTTAAAGCTGTTACATCAGGACGCATAAACTCTACATCACCTTCGTCTCCGACATAGATTGTTTCACCGGGTCCGTAATCAAAGTCTTCAACATGCCCTTTAATCTTTAAGACAGGGTGAGCAATAAGATCAAACACATCTGCTTTAAGGTTTTCAAGATGATCAAGTCTGTACTGCATACCCACTAAGTTATCTAAAGGACCCATAGCCCACAAGTTACCGGGCCTTAGTCTCCATCCAGCATGGCGAAGAGACTGTCCTCTGTAAGAAGGGTTAGGTACTTTACGTAAGATATGTGTTCTGTCAACAACAGTAATGATATGGTTCTTAAGTAATTCTTCTTTCTGAACATCATAGATATCACCGTGAAATTCAAGAACCTCTACGTAGCCTGATTGGTAGTACTCTAATAAAGAACCAAACCCATCAATCTGCATACCTTCTGCTTCATGAATGTCGTTAGTTGTAAGACCTGCCACAGACTTTCTTATTTGAGAAGACTTTTTAAATACTTCTTTCATGTAACCCATTTCTGGGTGATCATCTATATCAGCAGCTATTTCACCGAATGATTTAATAACCCTGATAATCTTAGGAGAGTTTTCAAAGTGAGCAGCAACTGGATTGAACACAGTGTTATAAGGAGAGACACGTACAGCTCTTGGCCCTACGTAGCCGGGGATTATTTCACCAGTCTCTTCATTTTCTCTTACTTCGTTAACATACTCAGAAGAACCTAGAACGTTTCCGAAGTCGATAAAGTCGTACACCATTTCTGAGACGGCGTTGATAAAGCCTGAGTTCCTAAGCTTGTTTTGCATATAGGCCAGAATAACTTTACGCTTTTGTGTGGCTTCTGCGTTTTCATCGTCTCCTTCCCAAACAAGCCAATCGTCATTAGGAAACAAAGCAGCCATGTAATTAGCATGAAGGTTATCGCGGATTTGACATAGCTTAGGGATGGTTGTGGAGTTCTTCCAAGGGAGGGAAGAGTTGGCAGTTTTGGTTGTGTCGGTTGCAAAGACGTAGTTCCTGAGCTCTTTCTTTTCCTCAAGCCAAACACTCCTCATCCTTTGCCAGTCATCAAACTGGTTAGTGATATAGGTAGCAAGCCCTTCAGGGGCGCCTATGTATTCGCTTATGTCAAGTGTTCTACCAGCCATTAGATATTACCCTGACCTTCTGAACCCGGAGGTCCTGAACCGGGACCAGTATCCCCATCACCACCAAAGCCCATATCACTGTTAGTGTCCATGCTGGGGGAGGGGCCTCTTGTTGTTGGCCCATCATAGAAAGATTCATTTCTACCTACTTTTGAACGAGAACCTTTTGGGTTTCCTGTAGATCTGTATCCTTTTTCTGGTTCTTCATTTATAAAGGCTTGTATTGTTTTATCATCGATAGCTAAATTATCAATTTGCATTTGTTTGAATGCTTTTCTTGATGCTCCTGTTTTTTCAATACTTAGAACTTCTTCTAACTTCATTTGAAGATTTCGTGCTGGACTAACCTTACCAAATTCATCAGTTTTTCTAGAAGCATCTAACTGGTTTGATTTTCCTCTTAATGCTAGTCCTACTGGAGTTGCTATAGGAGCAAAAAAACTTACAGCAGATAGTACATTTGCAGCAGTATTTAATGATTGAGCACTTTTACCAGCATCGTCTCCTTCACTGTTAGGAGAGTTAGGGTTATCTGCGTTGTCATAACCAGTTGGATCTGCAGCAGCAGGACCCGGATCTGAGACATCACCGCCACCTGTTTCTCTTTGTTTTAATATCTGAGATTGCTGAGCTTGTTTTTCTTGTTGTAAAGAAGGTTGTGATAACGGGGCTACAGCTGGGGGATTACTATAGGTTACAAAACTATTACCATACTCATCACGGGGAGACATTGTTCTACGTCTTGCCATTATCCTACTGATACTCCTCCGAATCTGGGGTGAGTTAAAACCTGACCCGTCTTCTTTTTATAGAATCGCTGTCCAGTTGGTGGCACAGCTATCTCAATAACAGCAGCCAAGGCGTCTTTAACATCATCATGTGGTGGATTTTCAAGAGTAAGTTCTTCTTCAAGAACCTGACAGTTGCCGCCTTCATAATGCCAGATAGACATGTTCTCATACTTAGGTTCGAGAACTGCTGCTATCCGTTCTTCTTTAGAGCCTTTGTGTCTGGTAGGACGGTGTTCCTCAACTGTGAGTACTAACCCTGCTTCTTTAATGTATGTGGTTTTAAGTTCTTTAACAATGGCTGACTGAGCTGCTGTTACTTCTGCCCTGATTTTTCTGAAGTCCCACTTGATGTGCTGCCTCTGGATAGCTTCGAAGTAGTCAGATATCCTGTCGGTTCTGAATCTTTCAATATCCAATATGTAGATATTGTTTCTTTCAGATACCCCTATAACAACAATGGTGGTGTAATCAGCCTTCTTAGAAAGAGAGTAAGCGAAGTCAATAGATGCAAAAACATTCAACCTATTGCCCTTATTATACCATGTTCCGCTGTCTCTTGTCAAGTACTTTCTGTCGTAGTACTGAAATAATTCTGTGTTTATTCTTTGAGACTCTGGGTCATTAGGGTCGTTGTAGTACTGTGCACGGAACTGGGTTCGGTCAAGATATTTCGCCCTTTTCTTAGAAAGGATCTGCCTGTCAAAGCCAAAGTATCTTCCATCTCCTCTGGACTGCCTAGGCCATAGAAACTCTCCCGTTCCATCTCCTCTATCCTCGACTGCTCTTTCAAATATCTCATATACCGGGGTTGAGCCGTTGATCTCTCCATCAGAATCAAACGTCTCTTCTCTCATTGCCATGCAAGCGCCATACAGGTCTTTGGGATGATACCGGGTTCCCACAACCCACTCTTCAGCATCTGCTCCTTCAATAGAGCTTAGCAAAGAATATTGACTTTGTACTTTGTCTCTGCCTTCTTTAGTGTAAGCGTTCTCGAACACAACCACATCATCTAGTACTGCTATGTCACAGTGCAGTCCTGTGAGGGATGTTGTAAGCCCTCCTGTGAATACTGTAGGATCTCTGACGCCTTCTTCTGCACGGGTAGGATGATCTACCTCAATCTCAGAGTTAGTCCACTTAGCTCTCTTACCTTCTTCTTCATTGACCATCTCAGGCCAGTACCTCTGGTATATCTCACTGGTCAGTATATCTTTAATAAACTTAAGCTGTTTCTCTGCAAGGTTACTGGTAGATGATATATATAAGACTCTTATCCAAGGTCTCTTTGTAATCTCCCATGCCACTCTGAATCCTACAAGTCTGGACTTCTGATGGTCACGGGGCATCAAAGCAAGCTGATGATCGGATGCATCTTCTCTACACCACCACCTTATTAACTCTTCATGGCACATACCCATCACACTCTTAGGGGATATCAGATGTATGAAGGTTATAAGATCCTGTTCAGCTGCTTGTCTGATCTCATCTATTTTATCCATTAAGATTTAACAATAGTTAATATTCTACTCATATCATCTTCTAAGGCAGACTCAAGAGCTTTTTCCTTGGCTGCTTCTTTAGCCTTCTCTGCTTTAGATGGTCTGCCTCGTTTAGGTTCCCATCCTTTATCTGATAAGTACTTTGCAGCCTGAAAAGAAGTAGAGCCCTCTCCTTTGGCATGTTCCTGTATCTTTAACAGTCCTTCAGCCTTGAGTATGATCTCTAACTCTTCAGTCCACCTTAGGAAGTGTTTAAGGAACCATTCAGCCCTGAGTAGCTTCTGCATATGTTCCCAGCTACCCAACAGCTCTTGTGCCACCTTATAACCTGTGATATCTCTGGAGTCTAGGAAGGCTTTCTTAAAACTGGGTAGTTGTCCTGTCTTGTCTGGATCAGGATCTTTTAATGAAAATACTGCAGGAAACCTAGGGTGTTGGTGATCATAGTTCTCTTGGAACAAACATTGGGTCAGGAATCTTCCTTGATTATCTTTATACAAAATCTACACACCTTTGGACGAACACAAAAAAAATACCCACTATGTAGGAACTATTTAACTCTATATATTAAAGTTTTTATATAAAAAAAATAAATTAAAACATAATAGATTGAATAATGATGAACAGTTGTGATGTTCTTTATAGACCTATTATACTCGAACTAAGGTAGTTTGTCAACCCCCTAAGTAGAACTATTTAGCATTTGATGCACGGATTAGACTTTGTATGTGTGGTTTTACATAGGTCCTGTGCCGACCTGTGGAGTTTCTGTGAGGTAATGTGAGGGTCTGTTTCATATTATATATGGCGACCCCAACCCCCCTTCATAGGGTCTGCATATATTAGCAAATGCTAAATTAGATCTACACAGAAACTCTGTAGTTCCTAGGCAGTTCTACACAAATTCTGTGTGCTTTCTATTCTACACAGGAACTATGTAGTATCTATGGAGTTCTACACAAGTTTCGTGTACTACTGAGACAACTCCCAGCCATGCAAGATCTGTGCCAAGTTATTGTTATGCAAGAACTATGCCAACTTATACCGCCCATTATTGTTGGCATAATAATTGCCTTGCAAATACCGTGCCAATTGCCCCCCTATTCTACGCATGCCTCTATGATAAATTATCATGTGACTTCACTGGTATTCGTGGTACTATTCCTGACGGGCCAAAAGGCCTGAAAATAGGTGTGATAATAATGTCACACTACATTAATACTTTAAAGTATTGGGATAATATCATGACTGACTATTTAAAAACTGCCAACGAAGCACTAAAGAGCCTAGAAAATGGCACTAACAAGATTGAAAAGCTAAAAGCAGACTTTGTATCCTTTCAAGATACTTTGTTAGAATCTGCACAGGAAGCAGAAGAACAAGGTGTTAACTTTCATAAGTTCAAGCGTGAATTATGCGCCGCAAATGGTCTGGCTTATCAGTATTATAATGAAAATACAGACAGTATGGTCCCTGTTTTAGGTAAAGAAGCCCACCAGTCATTCAAAAACGTTATGACTGCATTAAAGAATGGTTTTAATCACCTTGATGGTAGTCTAAAAGACTATGGTTCATATAAAGAGATGGTCGAAAGAAGCAAGCCAGTTGATTTATATAATGATGTTAAGCTTGCACAATCCAGAATCCTTAAAGCTCTTAAGAAGTCTGATAATAAAATGACTACTGAGGTATATCAAAGTGCTCTAGAAAACCTTGCTAATGAACTAGAAAACGAGCTATTAAAAGCAGCCTAAACAACCACTACCCCAGACGCTACAGTCCTGCATAGAAGTATGCAGGGCTTTAGTGCGTCTTGATTATACATCATATCAAATACTTTAAAGTACTGGAAAGGTAAAGATTATGTCACACAGTGATAAGATTAGTTTTTTAATTGAACGTGGCTATTCATGGAGCCTATGTGGTAGCTTTCTTAAACGTAAAGCTAACGGTATAGATGGTTGGAGCTACCAAGTTAATGCTTTTACTCTTGACGCGAGAACTACAATGGATAATTTTGGTAGAGAACGTGATTCCCTTACTATTGACTGGAGCTAGTGTAATGTTAGCAGTAAAACGTGACAATGATAGGCGATGGCGAGTGCTTCACAACTATCAAAGGGTAGGCACTATCACAAAGGTTGCCGACTGGTATCGGGTATCTATGTGTAATGGTAGGGTTGTGTTCACTGATGCATGGGAGCAAGGTGTTGACTTGTTCTTTGAGTATAATTGGTCTAGTTATATAGGTCCAAGGGTAGACAATGTATCTTATATAAAGTATGAGAAGCACGATGCTGATGCGCATCATTGTAAACGTTGGGGAGATAGGTAATGGAAACATTTATTAAAGACGCTATTGAGAGTACAACCAAAGGGTGGGAATGTGCTATCGTAGATAGTAAACAAGAAGGCTTTGAAGTTGATAGAGCTATCCAATCTTTTAATCAAGACCTGCCTAGTAATGACTTTCAAGAAGGGTACTTACAATCTTTGTTATATATGAGGGAGACATGTGATGCTTAACGTACTACTGACTGTTGTGTGGCTGGGTACAGCGGGACAACCTCCAGAAATTGTCGAGTTCTATACTGATAGTATGGAGTACTGTGATCTTTTATCTAAGCAGATACTTGCAGGTGATGGTGCTGCTTATGCTTCATGTCGATATAAATATGTAAAGGAAATTTAAGCCATGACTATTAAAGTATCAGACTTATTAATTATTATGTTGTTAGTAGCAGTGTCTAGTTTTATACTAGGCATGGAACTTCAACTACAATATAGAGGGTAGTATTATGACTATGTCAGTAAACGACTCGATGTACCATTGGT